ATATTAACAGACGTATCATACATATCGTTGGCTACATCTTGTTTATTGATTTTGTCACCCCAAACTGTATTCCAATAATTTACTCGGTATAAATCTTCTTTAGCTTTTTCAAGCTCTGGAGAAATAATTACTTGACCATTTTTCTTATTCGGAATTTTATCAAGTAATTTCCAGCCAATCCATGACGGATTAGCTTTTCTGCTTATACCACTCCAAGTTTCTTCTCCTGAATCACCGTCTATATTAGTCCAGACGTTCTTGCCTTCAAATTTTTCCGTTCTCTTGAAAGCTATTTCAAAATTTGCCATAATTACCTTATTTAATAGTCAATTGTGAAAAATCAATACAATCATGATTTAACCAATTCATCAGTTTGTCTGATTTATCAGTATTTTTCATTTTCATAAACGCATCTACACTAATATTGTAGCTTTCTAAATATCTCTGAAAGCCTTCTTCTAACAATGCTATGCGATTTCCTTTCTCCGTTGCTTTTTGAAACTCATCACTCAAGTCCTCTAATTTTTCTGTATTCTGAATAGCTTCATTATACAAAGCAATTTGATAAGGCTCTAATAATGGAAAATTGCCTCTGAACGGAATTATTTGAGAAGGTTTTTTTAATCCGACATATTTGACGGCTCTACCTCCTACAACTGATACAAGTCTTTCTCGTTCCATACCCTATTATTTTTTTACAATTACTTTACTTCGATTAAGAATAATCATAAATGAATTTGGGCCACCGTTACCATGAGGCTCTATGATAGCATCATATCCCTTTAATGCCGCATATGTTCCAATAGCTTCTTTACTTCCTCCTCTGACTGATTCATAAATCCCCGAAATGATATCGCCATTTGGGTCTTTTGTTTTCTTCAAGTCTGACATCTCGGAAGTTTTAATATTCAATTCATTTTTAGTGACCTTGATATCTGACTGTAAATTAGTAACCTTATCACCTATGTGTTCAAGTTCTTTAGAAATTTTCTTGTTGATAACTCCGTAATGTTCTTTCATCATCCAATCTTGAAAACGTTTCAACGGATAGTTATAAGCATTGCTAAAAGCGTTTTTGCGTTTAATAGCATTATTCTCCCATTGATAACGGCTCAACATGAATTTCTCTTTACTATTAGGCAAAGTAAATATGTAAACATCTGTTCCCTTACCTTTTTCAGTCACAGTACCTCCATTTTTCTTTACCCAATCAAATACTTTCTTTTCAACAAAATCTTCAAAGCTCGGATAATCAGGGTCACCATCGTCATTTAACCTGCCCCAATCAGTATTATCAATTTCAAGTTGAGACATTACAAGAGTGTCTTCGTCCCAATGCATATTTGTTTTGATTTCCTTTTCGGTTTTATCGGTTATATTATTTAAGTCATATTGTTGTTGCTTTAATTGATTATTGAGAGTATCAATTTCAATTTGCTTTGCATCAACAGCTGATTTATCAAAAGTTACCAAACTTAGTATTTCCTTTTTTAAGTCTGGTACTAATGCCACTTTAGACGAAGGGTCAAGAACGCATTCAAGTATATCTCCAGAACTACCAGCATAACTCCTTGCTGCATTATAAGCATCTGATTTTTTATATGTCGTTTGAGTATTACTTTTGTCGTGGTCTCCGTCATTTACATGAGCGTATATACCAGAACCGTGAATACCAATAGTTCCATAAAAACAATTATCATTGTATTTGAAATCATCTGAATAGAACTCTGCATCATGGCCACCTCCGTCCGCTAACCCACGGAACATTTGATATTTTGATTGCTTTACAGCGTTCCAATATTCGGCTTCATCAACTACATTTGGACGTGCGGTGAATCCTCTTTCTTCGCAAATTTTATTAAGAAGTTCCCAACCTACAGTATAATTTGTAGCATTCAATTTACGCCAATAATCTGAACCAGATTGACCTTTCCATATAGCATCCAGCTCATCATCTGTAAGCTCACGATACATGTCTGCATCACTTTTCAGCTTTCTCGGTAATATCTTTTTGTTTTTCTTAGCTAATTTTGCCTCCAAATCATTCTTAATACGTTCTAAATCTTTAAAACGTTTATCAAAAGTAGAAAAAAGATTAGAATTGCTTTCAACTAAAAATGCAATCACATCATCTCTCTTTTTTAAAACTTCATTGATTTGGTCAATATAATCTTGAGTAGTTAGATTGGCAATAACAGATGGATTATATTTTTGCATAGATAAAAAGTCATCCACTTTATCTCCAAACGTTTTATTTGAACCTTGTGCTCTATAATTTAAAGCTCCTCCGTTATCTACTCTAATAATTCTACCTGCTGAATCAATTAAACAATTATCATTTTGATAAATATCCCAGTTTGCTAAAAAAGCGTCAATGACAAATCCCTTGGCCATATCATCGTAATTCTTAGCACTCGGAACTTTAGTCATTGGAATATACTTAGACAACATCACTGCTTCTCCGTTATCTTCATAAAGTTCAAAGTCAGGAACTCTAAGTCCAAGAAGGTCATACAACTGATTAGTCAAATACTCGGTACGAACGTGGTCACTGGAAGTGTTAGTGCCTTTCTTCATCACGTATTGATTGCCCTTAGCATCTTCTACTAATTGAGCTCCAGTACTACCTCCAAGTGTTTTTATTACTTTCAAGCTACTTAAATCAGATGGGAAAAGTTCATTTATATACTTTTGTTTAGAATCAACCTTTGAATCATCTACTTGTTTACCAACCTTACTTTTGCCCTTAAATACACGCCAGTCATATTTTGTTTTAGCTCCTGGAGTTGCAGTATAAATATACATAACTCCATCAACAACCTTCGTTTGACCAGGAACTACTGCCTTACAAATTTCTTCATCTGGCTCCATTCCGTGTAAATGGTCATACAAAGACTTTGCGACACATACATGATAATCATATGAATCATCAAAATTCTCAGATTTTATCTTGTAAGCATCGCAAGCCTTAATAAGAAGGTCATCAGAAACTTCGCCAAGAGCATTACCCTCAGCAATTCTATCTAATGCTTTCTTTATTTCTTCCATAATTATTCTCCAAACAAGATTGTTTCAGCTTTTTGTAAATCCATATCAGTTTCGTTGAAAATATCAATTTCTTGAGACTTCCAAGTGTCTGGTAATAGACTTTCTTTTCCAAGCTCTTTAGCTCTCTTCTTAATCCAAGCCTTAGTTTTAGCAGGATTTTTTGAACGTCCAAATGCTTGAATAGCATTTTTCAAATCGGAAACATTACGAATAGGATATGAACCATCAGGTTCAGCTTCTTTCTTTTTAGCAAGTTTCTTTCTTTCCTTTTCGGAAAACTCCGCTTTTTCAAATTCGTCTCCAAACAAAACTTGTTCAGCCTTTGTGACTTCATCGTCCTCTTCTTCAGGTTCATCCACTGTGTAATCAACTCCATCATCTTCTGGACAATATCCTTTTTTAAACAATGTTTCTTCAGCTTTTATAAGTTCCTCACTCGGCTCTGAAGTAATAGAATCATTCATTGCTGCCTTTGTAAGAACTCCCAATGCGACTTCTTCCCAATCCTTAGCATTTGAACCAATAAGAGCGGCAAATGCTGGATTAGCACGCTTCTCATTAGCTTTATCAACCTTTCTTTTGTTAGTAAGTATTTCTTGGAATGTACGTGTAGTAAATTGAGAAGGGTCAATGTTTTTCTGATTCTTCTTGATAAGATTCATGATTTCATTACGTTCCTTCTTATCGTCTCCTTCATCATCAAGTCTCGGAGCTGAAGGAAATTCATAATCTTGATAACGGCTCTCCATAACTTCAATAGTTTCAGGAACTGTCATATAAATTTCAGATACCATCATAGCACGACTTATGATTGCTTTTGTATCCTCGCTTTCTGCTAACTGAGAAAGGTCTTTGTTAGTCATGATAATGATACGTCCTGTGAATTCAAAGTTTTGTTTGATATCATCAGGGTCACCAACTATACGTCTGCCAGTTGTTGCAGTAGCTTTCTTCATCACGCTTGCGCAATCAGCTCTCTTCAATACCTTATCATTATCATCGAATACAATGATTTTGCCGTTATGAGCTTTAAGAATATTAAGCAACTGCTTTCCTGAATTAACATCAGGAGCCTCAAATATATCATAGTCTCCATCACCAGGTGAGTCTCCTTCTTCAAATGGCTTCATATTAAGAAGTTCAGCCATTTTATTGAAGCCATAAGATTTACCGATACCAGCTCCACCTGCTGAAATCATAAATCGTTGTTCATCATTATCAAGGAACTCCAAATATTGCTCATTCAAATCTTGAACAACCTCAACAGGATTTTTATAATCCTTTTCTTTCTTTTTCATTTTGTAAACAAACTGGTCGTATTTGATACGTCCTTCTTTTGTCTTCAAATTGAACATCTTTTTAACACGGTCGTCATTACGGTCAAGATACCACTTTTCAGTAATTTTATTACCTTCAACTCCTCCGTCTGAATCATCGTCAATATCAACATCTGCATTATCAGCCGCACTTGCTACGTCATCTTCTGAATCATCGGAATTTGCTGTTTTTGTAGCTCCTGTTTTACCAGTCAATTTCATTAACTGTCCAAGAGTTCCAGAAGTATCTACTTGAGTCATATCAAAACCCCTCTGCTCAAGAGCGTCATACGCTATCTTTCTCATTTGAGCATTACCATTCTTGCTATTAGCAACCTTTAAAAGATTATCATCAGAAGTCTTTTGAGCCCAATCTATGAGTTGCTGAGAATTCATAGGTTTACCAGACTTTGCTTTAGCACCTGCAATTTGAGATGCGGAAGGCTTAGATGGAGTTTTTTTAGCACCGTCATCTCCTCCTGAAGATGAACCGTCACTTTGTTTACTATTCTTGATTGGACGCCAATCAAACTTGCCTGGTTTATATTCAGTCCAAATCCACTTGCCGTTAGGGTGTGCATCACCTACCTTTCGGGAAACGGCTTTTTCAATAACATCTTCTTTCTTTGCCATAATATATTTATGTTTTACTTTATATGATTAGCATTATGATAAAGATAATAACTGCGTCAATCTGTTTCCCACTCAATAGGAAGTTCAATGTGATAAAAGTCTTCCATGATTTCTTTTGTTATCTTTTTCACATTTGTTGAATCTTTTCCTTTTTCAAGCTCTTTATTAATTAACTTGTTACCTCCGTTGCATAGTCTGATTATTTCTTCAGCATTTTTTGTAGCATTAAATAATTCATATACTAAATCAAAATTATACTTAGTATCTTTCAAAAACTTAGCAGGTGACATCTTAGCAGCTTTTTTCAAGGCTGTAGCAAATTCCTTCGGAGTAGCATCCCATGGAATAATGATTGCTCTGACGTTCTCGAACAGTGGGTCATATATTTCCTTTCCTTCTACCTTCGCCAGTCCTCTATAATCACGCAAAACAGGATAAGCACCGCATAACATAGCTTCGATAATGAAGCCGTTTATATGAGTACGACAGTAACGTGCATAATGTTCAGCCCAAGATGGGTCAATAGCAAACTTCGTATTTTTCAAAGTATCTATAACCTCACCGCCTGACATTTGACCCATATACTCCATACCAAATTTTTCTGCTCTATTCCAAAGAGAAAGTTTACCATCAAGTTTTTTAGGAAGGTCTGGGTCACGCTTTGTAGTGCACATATAGTTACTCTTAGTTTTCGTCTCACTGGTCATGTAGTTATATTCTATGCCCGTACCAGCAATCTTTACTTTGAAACGTTCTTCCTCTCCTTTTTGAATATACGGAACGGCGGCAATGAGTTCTTCCATGTGTTTCATAGACTTAAACATATGAGCAGCAAAAAAGTCCTCTTTTCGTTTATTCATCATCTTCAAAGGCATCTTAGCACCATTGGGAAGGTAACGTGGATTCAATAACAAATTTCTCGGAATACCTATTTCAGAACAACATTGATAAGCAGCTAAATGAGCGCAACCCATAAACATTATCTTATCTTTTAAAGCAGATATATTACTTGCTCTTACATTGAAATAAGCATCGTGTACTAAAAACACTTGTTTAATAGAAGAAGGAAGGTCAAAGAATTTATGCCAAAAATTGAATTCCAATCCCTTTTTATCCCAAGCTGAACTTTTAGTAGGCATGAAATTCCAAAGAATTATATCGGCATCTTTAACAAGTTCTTTCCATCTATCAACCGCATTTTTTTCATATACTCCGATACGATTGCTGGGAGGCAAGAAATATCCGTAATAGTTATTGCGCCAATATCCTGTTACTTCGTCTTTTTCATAACCTCCTGCCTGAGAATGAAACTTTATTTTTTGTTGATGTTCTCCTCTTTCAAACTCTTTAACTTTTTTATCATAAGCATTCTGAGTAGTTGAAGCAGGAGTCATTTGAGCAACGTCCACTTCATGTCCCAAATCTCGGAACGCTTTAAGCATGCTGGCTACATATTCTACTATGCCGCCATACTTTGCTATTTGAAAATCTGCTATGAATATCTTCATGACTAAAATGGTAAATCGTCAATAATTCTTGAATAAATCTCTTCTGGTAATTCTTTCTTAATATAACCCTGTTCATAGAACTGTAATCCAGATTGAGAACGGTAAAATTTAGAAGCCAGTTTCCATTTTACTTCATGAAATTCTTTAACTGGAACGGAACGCTCCAAAGAGTATTCTTGTTTTTGTTTTTCAACTTGAGGCTGAGAACGTCTCTTATAAGAGTGTGGAAATTCACGATAATACAATAAATTAGATACTAATGATTGTAAAGTTTCTCTAACAAATAAATGAAATGGATGTCCTACGCCCCAAGGAACTAACAATGAATAGCCTTTATTATTTTTTAGAAAGTTTTTTACCCATTTCACAAGAGCTTCTTCAATTTCATTTACAGTTTCACGTCCTAAGTATTCATTAAGATATTTATAAGCATCCTCAACAGTTACTTCTTTGTATTCTTTATTGAAACCGTAATAACTATCATCTTTGAAATCTAAATCTAAATGATGAAACGGAATATTAAGAAAATCAAACAATTTTTCATCCTCTGCTATTCTCTTTGGGTCATTTTCTACCGTTAGAACTTGTACTTCATATTGCGGCAGAAAAAGAATATGAGAACAACAAAACAATGCATCGTCAGAATGAGGCTGAACGATTAACAATTTTTCCTTTTTCATTACAATTTTATTTACTAACTTTTATATTCAATTTTACATTTTTTAACTTTGGATGATTGCTCTTTTTCTTAATAGGAATTGTGAAAGCTCTCAATTCTGCGTCCCAAGCAAAACCTGATTTTTTATGATTTATTGTACAACGACAATATGGATGAGTAGGAGAAATTGTCGGTAACCAATCTTTTACTTTCCTTCCTATATTATTACCATTAGCAATAATATCTTTAAGTTTGAAAACAATTGGCTCACTATCTGGGTCTTCAGGGTCAATCAAATAAAGTTCTCTACATCTTTGACAAGCTCCTGGATAAACATCGAAATAAACCTCAGCATCAGCTCCGTACTCTTTCAAAATACTTTGAGCACGTCCTGAATTATAAGCCTCATGAGTAAGATAGTAAGCAATTCTCAACCAATCAACTTCCCAATCCTGAGAAGTCTCAGCAAGGTCTGCCGCAAGTCCTCTTGCTCCTACTCTTAATTCAACGGCTTTGATTGTTTTTTCTCTAATCATTTTTTGAGCCATTAAGGAACGTTGTTGATTGTTTTTCAATACAACGTTGCTTAATCCGTTTCTCATCCTGTTACCCAAATTAGTTATATCAGTGTAAGCTCTTTGTTTAACAGTTTGTAAAGCAAATTCCTCTTCTTCAGTTAGCGGTATAAAGTTTCCAGATGATAAAAACTTTTGGAATTGAGCATAATTCATTTTTTTAGCTCTCGCATCCCCGATAGCTTCAGCCAATATACCAAATAAAAATGCATGCTCAATAACACCTTTCTTATTTTTGTAACTATCTAAATCAATACCTGCTGCTAAAAGCAAAGCCTTATCAGCCTGAGAAAGAAAATCTAAACCAAGCTGACTTGCTATGAATATCAATTCATATCTTTTGAGAATTGATAACATATCCTGAATCTGTCCTTGTGTAAATATCATTTCCGTTCCTCCTTAGTTTCTTTAATTGCCGAAGCAGTTGCTTGGGCCATATATTTCAAGACTTCTGCAACCGCTTCTGCTGTATTCTTATTCCATTCTTTTACAAAAGTATTTTCATACTCGGTGACAGCTGGAAAAGGAGAAGGAATGAAATGACTGTTTTTTGTTTCCTTCTTTGCCATGTGTTAAAATTTTATTCCAAAATCTAATGTATATCCATATTTATCTTCAATTCTCAATCCAGAAACTCCTATTACATATTTATTCTTTAAATCAAGTCCAAATTGCAATTTATTAGTTCTGAAATCTATTGATGTACCTATCATTGCCCAAGGTTGTATGGTAGGAACTTTGTATATCACTTCTTTTTCGTAAACTGTACGAATATTCGTTTGTATGAAAGAAGTGGCAGAAATGAGCTTGTTTTGACTTACCTTAGCATCTACTTTGAAAGTTCCTAAACTATCATTAGAAAAGTCTAAAGCATATTTTCTTTCCAAATAATAATCTTGCCAAATAGCAAAAAGAGCAGCCGTATCGGTATGAATGAATATTGGAATAGAATCAGGAACCTTGACTTCATAAGGAACTGGTTTTTCAACCGTATCTCTTACAACCTCTCCTTTTTCCCATTTAACTTCAACTATACGTTTTGGAGCAGGAAGTTCAACGCTTGACCTGCCCCAAAGATAACCTAAGAATAAAGAAATTGCAACAGCAATTATTCCTGTTAATGATATGGTTATTTTATTGTTCATCTTTCAAGTCTTTGTTCATATTTAGCAACAAGTTCTTCAAGCTGACTTATACGTTGTTTATATTCATGTTCTCTTTTCTGACTATCCTCTTCAAAGCTACGATATTGTTCCATCAATTTATCGTATTTTTGTTTTTCAAGCTCTCTCTGAGATTCATAATCAGTTCTCATTTCATTTAACTCTGTGCGAAATGATTTGACTATTTCATTACTTAAACTACGCTCATTTTGGAACTCTTTATACAAAGTATCATACCGTTCTTTCCACCATACGTCTTTATTGTTGACTTCCTGTTGTAGAACGTCATAACGTTTTTTCCAAAACTCATCACCTTTTATGTCAGCTTCTGCTTGTGCATCTCTGACTTCTTGTTCATATTTCTTTCTGTCAAGCATTCTCGCTACAACAGCATAACCTATGCCTCCAGCTCCGAAAACTAAAGAAATAATACCAAACGCATTTTCAGATAACCATTCCATTGTTATTCTACTCTTTGTTGCTTATTTTACTTGTTTTTATTTTCGCCATCTTTACCCTTTTTCGATAATCGTCAGCATTATAGTCAGAACGCAAACAACGTACGATTTCGTCAGCAAAGAGTTTTATGATTTTATCAAAAGCTATGGAATAAGCATCCCAATCGCAAGGATTGTTATATGTACATAGATAAAATATTGCTTTTGTAGATGAACTTACCTTATTGAAAAATCTAAACCATTCTTTATCGTCCGAAGTTACAAATTGAAAATCTCTCCAATGTATAGTTGGAGTTAGAACATCTAAGTCATTAGATAAATTGTAAGCAAAATCTCTACCTATGAATGAACAATTTTTATTTAACGTTAAACCACATCCAGCTTTTCCGTCTCTATAAAAATCAAAAGCAAGAGCTATTCCATAAGTCCTATGCTTGCGCCAGAAATTAAAAACATCATAGGAACTATCTACCACAACTTCAATTTTCCGATTTCTTAACTCAGAGGCAAGAGCCTTTTTGAACTTATTTGCAGGTTCATCAAACCGTCTGGACGTTAAATAAACTATTTTACACATAACTTTTATGAATTAAAACCTCCGTTAGGAGTATCTGAACATAAATAAGTATCGTCATTAGTAGAAGAAGCATACGCAGCTTGATATTTTTTATCATCAGCTGTTTCTGTAAAACCTTTAACGGAACAATTTAAGACTTTAGTACTTCCTATAAAACCATAAACTTTTCCAGAACCTATTTTAGTTATTTCAGATAAACAATTAACAAATCTTGAACCTGAATAACCATTAACAGAACGTTCAGAATTATCATTATCATAATTAACCTTTGAATTGCAGCCTACGCAATTTTCGCAATTAAAGTACGCTCTAACATCACCATCAGATTGAATTGATGAATTACAAAAATTCAAATTATTACAATAATAATAAGATGATAAGTAATCAGTAACTCCACTTCCTTTGTTTATATTTAGATAATGTTCACAATTAGTTAAATATTCACAATCTTGAAAACCTTTAATTAAAGGTTTATTGACATTAGAATTTTTAGAAATGCATTTATTTAAAAAATTACAATCTTTGAAACCGCTATCTGCCCATCCTGTAATTTTACATTCATTCAAATAATCACAACTATTGAACCCCATCAACATTTTATTTCCGCCTAAAGAATCAGTATTACTGACTGAACAATTATTCATATTGCTTATATTTTTAAAACAAGTTATGAAATTATTCCAAGTTGATGTTGTAAAATCTATTAAAACACTAACATTTTCAAATTTAACATCAGTCCTCTTTTCTGAAAAATATATCAAATTATAATTCAAGGAAGAACCTGAAATCATATCAGCATTGCCAGTGAATTTAATCAAAGAACCTGGCTCAGCATAAACTAACTTTATGTTTTCATTTAACAATAACATAGAGTCAGAACGTTCTAATCCAGAAGTTTCATAAATCCAAGTTCCTTTTTTTATTAAAACATTTTTAGCAGAAGTATTATTTTTCAGAGCTTTCAATGAATCATTACTATCAACCACATAATCAAAAGTAGCTACATTAGTTTGAGTTTTATCTTTAAGATATTTCAACCAATATTGAACTTTTTGAAAAGCTGATTCAACGGTATCATTGTTGTTGATGTACTCTGGATTTGTTCCATCTTTGAAATTTTTGCTTATCTTAATACCAGTAGCAAACTTGAATTTATTTATATAGCGTTGAAACTTGGAAACAATTGTAATCAATTTATCACCAGTTGATACATCGGTAGGCTCTCCGCCAGTCTCTACAGCAGGAGTTTGTTTATCATAGATAGCTGTTGCAGAAGTAGCATCTGATATAGCAGTGGTAGCATTCTCAATAATAGTTTGATTTTCTTTACCTACATTTTGAATGTCAGTAGCCATATTTTGCTTATCTATATCATAAGTGTCTTTGGAAACAACTCCTCCTTTTTTGTCTAAAATTGCTGTAATAGCACTTGAGAAATTGAAGAAAAAACCTCCATTCCAAGTTATTGAATTCCCAGTAACTTTTGATAAAAAAGAAGACAGTTTGAATTTAGCAAGGCTCCAAACATTATTTCTCTTTACCTTTCCTAAAATATAGTCATCTGCCGTGTAGTCTGGAACTTGTTCGACAAATTGAAATACAAGTTTCTTATTGACTTCATCAAATACTCCAACTACATCATCAATAGAAAGATTAGAAGAAGAAACGTGATACTGTATATTACTACCAAGGTCGTCAATCAATATATTTCCCAAAGAGTCAGAATATTGAACCTTGGTAGAAGTAACTGCCAAAGCAAGAGCATTACTTTTATCCGTTATCTTAAACCATTGTCCTACTGTTAAACCTACATTAGTTGCTATGTTAACAAGTTCTGAATAGGTTATCGATGATATCACATTTTGGTCAAGTACAACCCATTGACTTAATCCTGGATTGTAAACCTTATGAACCATTTGACTTGGAGTATTATCATACCAAATCATTATGATATTTTCGGGTGGAGTACTTCCTATGTACACTCCCGAAACTTGTCCCAAATTTTTAGTATTTCCAGCCATATCTTTTATCTTGAATAAGTATATTCAGTTCTTTTACTCCAAGCAGAAATAAAATCCATTGTACCTTGAGCATACAGTCTTTTGGTAACAGTTCCGTCTTTTATTTCCTTTATTATTCTCCATCCTTCTTCCTCTTCGGTAGTTCCTAATGGAGCATACCCATAATAGGTAGCTCCAGAAGTCTCATCGACAAAAGGTTCAGGAAGGTATTCACTAAATGTTCGCACAATAGGTGCGTCTATTTTTACTGATTTCATATTCCTTCTTGTTTTAGAAAATTATCGAATGCCTTTACAAAGGAGTTTTCTATTTCAGACTTATTAGTGTCCTCCTCTTCATTTTCATTAGCGTACAAGTCAAAAGGATTTTGCTCTTCACCATTATCCTCTTCTTCATTACCCTTATTATTTTCATTAGGATTCAAAGGTTGACCTTCATTCGTTTTTTGCTGAGCAGCCATAGCTTCAGCATTTTTATTTTGAATTAAAGTAGCATTTGTTGGAACATCTCCGAACTCTAATGGCTTCATTTCATATTTTTCACGTGCTTCGTTTACAGTCATGAAACTTCCAACCTTCTTAATATCCATATCAAGCTCTTGGTCAATAGTCAAACCGTTTAATCCGACAAATACAATTTCAAAATCTGGATTGATTTGTTCAACTATGTATTTGTTTATTTTTCTTTGAATGAATTTTAATAAAGGATACAACCCCTTATCTTTAGAATGTTGTAAGCGTTGTTCTTGGCTTCCTTCAAACAATCCGCCTCCTCCAGAAGAACGGCTGATGTCCCATCCTATTTCGGTAGGGTCAATTGAATATACAGAACAAGCAATTTTAATAAGATATTCCATCCAAGAACTATATTCCATATCACGGTTGTTCTTTTGTAAGTCTATCCAATCTACATCAGCTTCCACTACAGGAGTTTTCCATGCTTGCATTACTCCTGTAATCATAGATTGCCACTGTTGTTTAAATTGTTGTAAGGCTGCTTCGTTATTTGTTCCTTTTATTCTCAATAAACCCTTCGGAGCTGAACCCTGACTGAAGAAACGTCTATTGTATTCATCACCCCAAAGCATTGATGTAACGACATTTATAAGCTCTTCAAGTTCAGAACATCCATATCCGTTTGACCATATAGAAGTAGAAGGATTGCGAACTCCAAAACATAATTCCCAAGGATAAAATTCATTCACCTTTACATTTTGATACACCTGAACATATGCAGGATAGTAGCCATGAACTTTTGGTCCAAATTCATTTCTCTGTTCCCATATACCAGCTCCGTTTCTTTGAAAGAATACATTATCATAATCTTTATCAAAATATGAATCAGCCATTCTAAATGTAGCAGCATCCGTAGCAGTAAAACTTTCCAGTTGTCCTCTCCTACTACGGATACACTCAAACGTCATTTGGTCATATGTTAATGAATCCTCTACAATCTTGCGAATGAAGGTATCAAAGTCATCATGTTCCCAAGTACTCACATTTCCACCCTTCAAAAGAAAATCTGTTATAGCAAAAGCAATTCTTTTATCTTTGTTATCCATTTTTTGTTCAATGCCACCTTTCGGTTTTTTTCGGATAGCGAAGCCAGTTGAATACTTATTTTCTTGCGGTTCAGCAAAATCTGCTACTTGATTTTTTCTTGTTTTGATTATTGAGTTTATGATAGGAGTTTTCGACATTCTCTTTAACGTAGTATAAGTCAAAGAAAATGGCTTGTCTTTGTACCCCAAATTTGAATTAAATTCAAGTGGGTCAATAAAAAATGCCTTTGGATGCTGTTCAATCTTAGGCTGTATGGCGTTGAACACTTGATTTGCCTTTACCATATCTTCTGGACTTTCGGAACGTAAAGCCTTCTCAAGTGTTCTGAACTTCTTAGCCTTCAACTTAGCTTCTGCAAGTTGAATAGCATCTAACTGTTTAGCATAGTTGCTCATACCATTATATAAATCAATTTTTACTTTTTGAAATATCCTATAACTGTAAAATGTGTAAACAAAATAAAAGGAGAACATTTTCACGCTCTCCTTTTATAAAACAATAAATTAAATTTGATTAAACAGTAACAACTGTTATTCCTAATGAAACACTCTCGTCTCCATCACAAACAATAGCATCAGGAGCTGTACCACTTGTCCAAGTATCGTTATCATCAAGAGTAAATTCATAAGAATAACCTTCATAAACGCTTATCTCAGGAGTTTCGCCCGTTTTCAATTCAATTTCTTCAATTGTAGTTGTATATCCATCAAGTTCTCCTGTGAGAGTAACAGTTGTTTCAATTCCGTCAGTCAAAGTAGGAGTTATTGTCATAGTATGAATAGGTAAATCAATAGGCATCGAAATTGCTATTGATACACTTTCGTCGCCTTCACAAGTTATAACATCTGGAGCTTCAGTGGTCCATGTATTATCTCCTGTGAGTTTGAATAGATAGTCAAATCCCTTTATGATTTCAACTTCACTTGTTTTACCGTCTTCAATTTCGATAACTTTTTCAAAAATATACCCATCACTATTTTCACAATAAACTATAACAGAAGTTTTATCTCCATTAGTAATTGATGGAGTAATAGTGAGTGCATACTCTTCTACTCCAAATGTTTTGATAGAACTTCCTCCAAACTTAGTGCACTTCATGATAGGTTGTAATTTTAGAAAAACTGCTTCTATTTCATCTTCATCAATCACATCTCCTAATTTCCAAGGAAGATACGTTCCAAATTCTGTTCCAGAAACATATTCCATCCACAATATTGTGAATTTTTCCGACTTATCATCAATCATATCAACTCTTACAGTAGCTTTCTTGTTTTCATCGGATTTCATTACAAATATAAAATCTCTCATAAGGCATTTATTTTTAAAATGTTAAACATACTTATCTATAACTGTCCATTCTGTTTTCTATCTTTTGAGTAAGCATAGAATCAAACAGAATTACTTTGTTACTGAGATTAGTATGTACGACAACAGCTTCATCTAAATATTCATACAATACAGTATTATCATTAAATGAAGTTATTTCAATACCTTCGATATTTTCTATGTCATTTATCAAAGCATTAAATGCATCTGTTGATATAGCATCTTGCATCATATCTTTAGATAGATACTTCATATCTTTTATAGAAGTATCAAGCTCAGAAGCCATTAATTGATAATCTATATCTAATGGCTCACTGAGTTTGTTAAGTTTTTGAGAAATAGGCATATCACTTTTTGTTTACAAGAAATACCAAATTCCAATTTTGTTTCATATCTCTTTCCATCTCCTGAACGTCAAATCCGTGTTTCTTGAGATGTTTCCGAAGAGCTTTAAAACGTTTGAAGTCCTCTTTTAAGTCCATATTCATATCAAAGTTGTACTCAAATATTATCTGGTCAACGTCTCCAAAGTCTGTACAATTGATAAGAACTTCCCATTCAGAGCCTTCGATATCAACCTTCATCTTAGTTGGCTTATACTTTTCCATAACCTCGTTGATATTTACACACTCAACAGGAACACGTTTGCGGTTATGTTTAACTAAGAATGAGTAATAATATGGAGCTTTACCCAGATAGAAGTCACGAACCTTATCATCATTACCGACTACAGCTTTGTTATGGGCAATTACATTCTTTGCTCCGTTATCTTCTATATTAGTAGATAAGAATTCAAAGTTCACCGCTTCTGGTTCAAATACAATGACCTTTTTGACTTTATCAAAAGCGTCACAAGTAAATGCTCCGATATTACCTCCCAAGTCTAATACAATATCTTTCTTAGAAAGTTTTAAACCTCCCAATCCTGCTGAACGGTGTGTGTATTCACTTCCCTTGAATACTGCATCGACAATATGTTTCTCCGTAGGAAGGTTTGAACGCCACTTCAAAGTTTTACCGTCTTTCTCGGCAGTAGCCAAAGTGAAGTCTGATTGTACTTCTCGGAACTCCGAAAGACGTTTCACCTGAGCAATAACCTTCGTTTGTTTACAGAAGGCTTCAAACTGACTTATCGTTACGTTGTGAAGTATCGGAGTTTTCTCAAAGTCTATGTTCCAACCTTCGTTCTCGCAAGAGCCTTCACGGTTGATACGCTTCCTCAATTTTTCCTTTTCTTCATCTTCTTTTACTATGTTGATTGAAATATCAAACAACCCTCCTTTTTTCTCACGCACACTAAACGCAAGTAAATTTTGAATAAGTACTTGAGTTGTAGTTTTCTTTTCCACAACTTCAAAATCTTTGTTCTCAAAAAATTCTACTAATTTCTTGTCCATATTTTTATTTCTTGATAATTGATTTACTTCTTGGTTGAAATTTGCTTCGTTGCTTGCCTTCTCCGATAATCATTTTCCAATACTTCTGGAACTCGCATAGCCACATTTCAATTTGATGAAGAGTTATATTACATTCTTTTTGAATTTCATAACACCCCTTTTCCTTGTTCCAATTCAAATACGGCATCGGCTCTCCTTTTTCATTCGCTATCTTAGTAAGCCATTTTTCAGCTTCATCCTTTAACCAATAGATAGCCTGCTTTTGTTCTCTTATTGTCTTTAAATTTGGATAGATAAGACGTATGCCGAT